GGATTCTGGGTGGATATTCGTTTTGGCATACAGGACGGCAATACGACGCCAATGTCCACTGGCGTTGCATTTGTGGGAATGTCCAGCACGAATTTGGCACCAACTCTGGGAACTAATTTCGGTAACACGACGTTCGTGAATACCTTTGGCATTGTGCAGATGAGTTCATTTGCCAATTGGCAGATGTTCTGCAATGGATCATCGACAGGACCAGCATTGAATCTTGGAGCTGCATTCCCTGCGCAGACCACGAATCAGGGTTATGAGCTGACGATGTTCGCTCCAGCGACGTCCAGCAATACGCTGGCGATGACGTTGTACAACATCAACACGGATACGTACACGACCAAAGTGTATTCAGGCGGATCATCGGTGGTGGTCAGTGCTGACACGTTGTTGAGCTGGAGAGCAGTGAAGAACATGTTCTCAGTGAGTACCGCCGCTATGTCGCTCACCATCATCAGTATTTACCAAGAGTCGGATAACTGATGAATGGCACGCTCAGGCCCAAATCTAGGATATGGACCAATTGGAGCGGGTTCGATTGGTCTATTCGAGCAACCTCCAGCCGGTGCAACGACTCCGACCATCACATGGAACGCTACGGAGGGCGGAGATAATGCAGCGTGGGCTGTCAGTGTCTCGACTGCAACCGTCACCGCAACCTGGAATGCAACAGAGGGCGCTGATGTCCCTGCATTCGCGCTCACGGTACGCGACAACGTTACCTGGAACGCAACCGAAGGTCAGGACGTTCCCGCATGGACTGCCAGCCTCTCGCTCGGCGTTGCCTGGAACAGCACAGAGGGCCAAGACAGCCCAGCATTCACGCTCAATGCAAGTGATCCAGTCGCCTGGAACAGCACTGAAGGGCAGGACACGCCTAACTGGCAAGTCACGGTTACTGCTGGCGCAACGGTCACTGTCAACTGGTCAGCGACTGAAGGCGCAGACGTTCCGGCCTGGACGCTTACCAGCACTGACAACGTTACTTGGAACAGCACAGAGGGTGCTGACGTCCCTGCGTGGACTGTCAACCTGTCCGATGCCGTTGCATGGAACTCGACTGAAGGTCAGGACGTACCAGCCTGGACCCTTGCAGCATCGGTTCAAGTCAGTTGGAACGCAACAGAAGGCGCCGACAACGCAGCATGGACAGCGAATCTGTCCCTTGGTGTTGCGTGGAATGCAACTGAAGGACAAGACGTCCCAGCATGGACAGTCAACCTCAGTGATGCAGTCACTTGGGACAGCACAGAGGCACAGGATAACGCAGCCTGGCAGCTCATCCACATCAATGGCGTATCGGTCACAGTCGATGCTCAGGAAGGCGCTGACAATGCGCAGTGGACTCTCGAAGCATCAGTCAACGCAGCCTGGAACAGCACAGAAGCGCAGGATCTGCCGGTCTGGACGCTCACCGCTACCTCGCCCACTCTCATCACATGGGCAGCAACAGAAGGTCAGGACGTTCCCGCGTGGAATATCACTGCATCTGATCTGCTCACATGGAATGCAAGTGAAGGTCAGGACAACGCAGTCTGGTTGCTCAGTGCGGTCAACGGCATCACTGCGGACTGGATCGTCACGGAAGGATCAGACCAGCCTGCATTTACTCTCGAAACTCAGCAGCAACCAGCAGATCAGCCAGCACCGCCACGCGGTGGTGGTCCGTTCTGGTGGAGATATCGTGACGAGTACGGGTGTGATGATGAGGAATGCGACGAGATTGAGGAGATTATCGAGGAGGCTGTCGAGGCCGTCCTCACGCTGCCCAAGCCTGCGCCAGTGGTCAAGGAACTGCGGCAGGAGTTCGAGCAGCTTATTCAACGTGTTTCTGGCGTCGTACGTGCTGATGCTCGTCGTGAGTGGAAACAGGAAGTCGCCAGACGTGTTGAGGAACAGCAGGAAGAAGAAGAGATCATTGCGGTCATAGCCCACTTACTTTAGGAGCCATACATGGACATCATCAAGGAACAAGTCATCGACATACTGGATCAGCAGGGTCCGGCTTTGTCATCTACGTCTGATCTGCCAGTCATAGAGACAAAACCAGATTCTATTGCCGCGCCTGACGTTGTAGAGGACGAGGAAGTCCCCGAAACGGAAGGCAAAACAGAGGACGAGTCGGCAGAGTCCCCGGAGAGTCCATCCGAGACAACCGAGCCTAAAAAGGCCCGAGGTGTTCAGAAACGACTAGACGAGCTGGTGAAGCAACGAGAGGAAGCAAAGTCTCAGTACGAGGCAGAAAAGGCCGAGAAGCTTCGATTGCTGGCCCTGTTGGAGACCCGTGGTGAACAGCCGCAGGCCGACCGCAGGTCAGAGACAGTCGAGACGGACCCGGTACCGGTCAAGCCCTCCAAGAACGATTATCCCGACCCCGATGCGTATGACTTGGCGATGGAAACATACGTCGAGGAAAAGGCAACGTGGACAGCCAAGCGGGAGATCGTGCGTGCCCAGGCAGAGATGCAGGCGAAAGCCCAGCAGGATGCCATTGAGGCGGGCGAGAGGGCAGCGCGTGAAGCCTACACAGGCAGGAAATCGAAGGTCATGGAAAAGTACCCCGACTTCGCTGAAGTCGCTGAGACGCCAGATGTTCAGGTCTCCATACCAATGGCACACGCCATCATCAATGCACCAGATGGGCCGGACATTCAATACTACCTCGGCAAGAATCCGAATGAGGCTGCACGCATCATGCAACTCTCACCGCCCCTACAGCTCATGGAACTTGGATTGATCTCGGCAAAGCTACGCGAGCCAGCCCAGCCCAAGCCCCCTATATCAGCCGCGCCGAAACCGATTCGACCCGTTACGTCAGGTTCCGAGAGTGTGTCCAAGTCCCCGGACGAGATGTCCATGGATGAGTACGCTCAGTACCGACGCGAACGCGAGAAGCGAGCCAACGCAAGGCACTGAACAGGAGTTTAGATAATGTCCTCCCAGGTATTGCTAACCCCGAGTGTGATCACCAAGGAAAGCTTGGTCATACTCGAAAACAACTTAGTTGCGGCCAACAGGGTTAACCGCAAATTCGAAAATCAGTTCGTGAAGATCGGCAACCAGCTCACGATCCGCAAGCCGAACCGGTTCACGGTGGCGAGTGGTGCTGGCCTGCAGGTGCAGAACATCGCTGAGCCGTCTGTCACGATCACGATCAACAACCAGAAACACGTTGACTTCCAGTTCACGTCGCAAGACCTGACGCTGACCGTCGAGGAGTTCTCGGAACGCTACCTCAAGCCCTCGATGGCTTCGCTGGCGAACCAGATCGACTTCGACGTGCTGACCAACGTGTTCAGTTTCAGCAACTACGTGGGCACGCCGGGTGTCACGCCGTCTGCCTTCTCATCCTCGGTACAGCTGGTCGGACGTCGGATGGATGACAACGCGGCCCCGCAGGACAATCGCACTCTGGTCCTGAACCCGAATGCGTACTGGTCGATGGCTGCCGGTCAGGTCGGTTCGTTCGTGATGCCGACCGCCAAGGATGCACTGGTCAAGGGTTACCTTGCGACTCTCGGCAATTACGAGATTTACATGGACCAGAACATCCAGCAACAGGCATCGGCGCAGCACAACACGTCGGTCGCCATGGTCGTCACGACCGCGGCAGGTTCCGGCACGTCCATCGGTTTCTTTGGTGGCACGGCGACGGAAACCATCCAGGCAGGCGAAGTGTTCACAGTGGCCGGTGTGTTCAACGTCAATCCTCAGTCTCGTCAGTCAACCGGCGTCCTGAAGAACTTCGTGATCACTGCCAGCACTACGCCCACGTCATCCACCTGGACCGCAACGTTCAGCCCGGCCATCGTCACCTCTGGTCCGTACCAGAACGTGACCGGCCCGGCCTCGACTGGTGCGGGTGTCACGTTCCTGACGGGTACGACCTCGGCGCAGATCGCAACGCCTCACAACGCTGCATTCACGCGTGATGCGATTGGTCTGGTCATGGTCCCGATGGAGATTCCGCAGGGTGTGGACTTCGCGGCCCGCGAGACGTACCGCAATATCAGCATGCGGGTGATCCGTGCGTACGATATCAATAACGATGTCTTCCCGACTCGTATTGACATCCTGTACGGCTCGACCGTGTACTACGATGAACTTGGCGTAAGGTTAGGAGGTTAATCATGCCGCTCTCGTCCAGTAACGCAGTCCGTCAGATTTCTGACGGTAACTCACTCGGAACCGTATTCGGTCAGTCTGCAACTGACCTGATCGGTTTCTATGGTGTCTCGCCTGCTGTAGCCAAGTCGGGCACCAACTTCGCAACCCTGTCGCAGTCATCCGGTGCGCTTGCCAGCTCCATGGCAATGTTCCTCGGGCAGCTGGGACTCATTACCTGCACGTCTGTCGCAGGATGAACATCTCCCCTCTGGGCGATGTCGTTGTCATCCGCCGTTCGGCACCTCAAGAGGTGTCGGATGGCGGTATCCATCTGGTCTACGACCCTGATTTCCGCGAGGACATCGGAGTCGTGACCGCGGTGGGTAACGGCAAGACTTACGGCTGCAAGACCTGCAAGACCCAGCACACTGCGCCCCCTGCCGTGAAGGTGGGGGACAAGGTGTTATTTTCAACCAACGGACACCAGATCACCAACATCAACGGCGAAGAGTTTGTCGTGTTGCGGGAAGGGTCCCTGATAGGAGTTATTGAACAGTGAAAATTTCCGTCTGTACCTCAGTTCTGAACCAGACCGACTATCTCAAGCGGATGATCGGTAGCGTGCGTGCGCAGACCTTCGAGGATTGGGAACTCGTGCTGGTTGATGACGGCTCCACCGAAGATATCGCCGCAGTGGTCGCGGAGTTCAATGATCCGCGCATCAAATTACATCGCTTTGAACAGAACAAGGGGATTCCACATGGTCTTAACTGGGCGCTTGAGAACGCAGCAGGGGAATATTTGCAACCGCTCTCGGCTGACGAGTGGATCGAGCCGGGTAAGTTCGAAGATCAAGTCTCATATCTCGACTCGCATCCGAATATCGACTGCGTATGGGGCATACCTGGCAAACAAGCGGAAGGCTGGGGCGCAGTCCCGACGTGGCAGCAGTTTGCGTACCGCGCTCACAACCGGTCACGTGAAGCTTGGATCAGGACACTACTCAACCTCGAAAACATTCCAATCGGCGGAGCCTCCATGCTCATGCGCCGTACCGCCTACATGGACATTGGCGGATTTGACCCTGCCATCTTCGGTCCGTCTGACCTTGAATGGTTTGTAAGGTTCTTCAAGAAGCATGATGGCGTGGTGTTGCCGTATCGCTGGGCCGATGCAGACCAGCCAGATACGCGACTGACCGCTCCTCACGAGGGACAGGCAGAGAAATTCCAGTCAGACATGGCCTATGTGCGGACCCTGCACAGCCTGGACTTCCCGCCCACGTCAGGGAAGGTCACGGTGGGGATTCCGGTCTACAACATGGACAAGTTCGTGGCCAGCGCCATCTCGAGTGTGATCAGCCAGACCTATCAGGATCTGGAAATACTGGTGCTGAACGATGCCAGCACGGACGGGACAGAGGCTGTCATTCAGACCTTTGCGGATCCGCGCATCAAGTATCTCAAGTTCGACGAGAACCGAGGCACAGTGGCGGCCATCAACCAGATGGCTGCGACTGGCACAGGTGATTTCTATGTGAGTCTGGCAGCTGATGACGTGCTGGAGCCGAACGCCATTGAGAAGATGCTTGCCGAGTTCAAGAATGATCCATGGCTGGAATTCGTGGCCACGCAGACAGACTTCATTGATGCAGAGGGCAAGCCGTTCGAGGCGGATCACCCGTTCAAGCACATCCTGAAGGCCAGCAACAAGCCACGCGAGGTATGGCTGCAGCAGCTCTACTACGGAAACCAGTATTTCGGCGTGGGCATGTACCGCAGGCAGGTGTTGCTGGACGTGGGCGGCTGGGAAGCCTCACATGGTGTGCTGACTGATTACGAGATGTATCTGCGCCTGTTGCAGCGCGAGAACATCAAGGTTATCGAGGAGAATCTGACCCACACGCGGATTCACGACGGAAACAAGTCCCTGCTTTCGGTCGAAGAGGGACGGAAGCTGAAGCAACGATATCACGATGCGCGGCTCCCGTACTACCAGCCCCGCATGAAGGTGATCATCATGACACCGTTCTATGAGATGCGCGGCTTCAGTCCGTATATCGCATCCCTGTGCGGGACCATCCAGCAACTGACCCGCATGGGTATCGAACACGAGTTCTGGGAGCTGTCTGGTGATAGCTACGTGGATCGGGCGAAAAACACCCTGTTCTGCCGGTTCCTGGAAGACCCGGACGCGACTGACCTGTTCATGATCGACTCGGACATGCAGTGGGAGCCGCGCTCAGTGGTGGACTTCCTGATGCTGCCGGAACCGATTGTGATGGGCAGCTACCCGCAAAAGAACCAGTGGGAGGTGTACACAGCCAGGCCGGTACTGGAGACGCAGGACGGGCGCCAGCATCCAGTCGGGCGCATCCTGCAGGACGGTTCAGCACTGATCAAGGCTGCGTATCTGGCCGGAGGATTCATCAGGATCAAGCGCCAGGCTCTGGAAGCCTACCGCGATGCGTACCCGGACTATGTGTACCACGACATGGGCGCCGACCCGTCCTATCCTGATCGCAAGTACATCGAATTCTTCACCTGTCAGCGCGAACTGAACGAGGAAGGTCTATCCCTGCGCTGGGGCGAGGATCGCGTGTTCGGCCGGCGCATGGCTGCAATTGGTGTAGAGGGCTGGATTTACCCGAATGCCACCTTTGGACACTACGGTGTGAAGGGATGGCAGGGCAACTATCACCAGTTCATGGTGAGAGCATCGGCAGAAAACAAGGCTGCGGAAGCGGCAAAGGCGGCATAAATGACCACAGCATCCGACATCTTGACCCGTTCAGCCAAGGCGCTGGGCTACCTTGGACGCACTGAAGTCCTGTCTGCGGCGGATGCCAATGACAGTCTGGTGTGTTTCAACGCCCTGCTTGATTCATGGTCGAATGAGGCCCTGATGTCGTATGTTGAGCTGCAACGGAGCTTCCCGATGGTGGCTGGACAGCAGCAGTACACCATCGGGACAGGTGGCAACATCAACAGCACGCGTCCCTATGACGTGATCTCTGCGTATATCCGGGATAACAACAGCAATGACTATCCCATGCAGATATTCAATCAGGATCAGTGGGACAAGATCGGGCTGAAGACCATCACCAGCCAGATCCCGGACACGCTGTTCTATGACTCACAGTACCCGCTGGGGGTCATCAATATCTTCCCGATTCCGCTGGTCAATTACGTGGTGTATTTCAACAGCACGACGGATCAGGTGGATTTCACCAGCCTGACCCAATCTCTGTCACTGCCGGTCGGCTATGAGCGCGCCTTTGTGCTGAATCTGGCACTGGATATGATGTCGGCAGGCTTCCCGTGCTTGCTGGTGGGTGATGGTCTGGCCCAGTTGCGAGCCAACGCAGCAGAGGCCAAGGGCAATATCAAGCGTGCGAATATCAAGGAAGTCGTGGCGGAGTTTGACTCGTCCATCATTTCCAAGTCGAACGCGACATATAACATTTATTCAGATTCTAGCCCACGAGGATGAAGGTTCAACTGTTCGGCGTCGGAACTAAATCCACTTCGCCCGCTATCACGGCGCAGAAGCGGATCAATTGCTTCGTCGAAGTCAGGCAGGAACAGGACAAGACTGCTTTTGCACTGGTGGCGAGGTCCGGTCTTACACAATTCGTATCGGCTACAGTGCTAGGCTCTAATCCATCTCGTGGAATGTGGGCGGTTAATACGCTGTCAACGCCACTTAATTTCACGGTTCACAACGCGACCCTGTACAGCATCAACAACGCAGGGTCAGTGTCCACCATTGGCACGATTGCCACGACATCAGGCGATGTGAGCATGGCTGATGATGGCAAGTATCTGGTACTGGTCGATGGCTCGGCCGGGTACTGGTACAACATGCAGACTCCAGGTGCGTTGACCAAGATCACGGATGGGAATTTCACCACATCTCCCAAGACGGTCACTTGGCAGGACAACTACTTTATAGTCAACGCGGGATCGTCTAGGCAGTTCCAGCTATCGCAGATCACGCCAAGCGTTGACCCTGCCGTGTGGCCTGCCGTGCAGATCGCGTTTGCCCAGAGTGCTGCGGACTCGTTGCAGGCAGTCATGGCTGATCACTCGGTGCTGAACGTGTTCGGCGGCAATACCTCGGAATTCTGGCAGGACAATGGCACGCCTGATCTGCCGTATGGACAGATTCCTGGATCGTCAGCCGAGTTCGGGCTTGCATCAGCATTCAGTCTGTCCAAGTTCGACAACTCAATAGTCGGACTGTTCAAGAACAAGATGGGCGCGGTCAACGTATCACGACTGCAAGGCTTTGCACTGCGCAAGCTGTCCGACTCTGACATGGACAAGATATTTAGCCAGTACGCGACCAGTGATGTCGGGCAGGCGGTCGGGTGCGCCTTCATGATCGGCGGACATCCCATCTACTTACTGAACGTGGACGGCACTGACACATGGGCATATGACGGACTGACCAATATATGGTCTGAATGGCAGGACACGAATGGCGGGAGGTTCCTGGGTCAGAAGTTCTCGGCATTCCAGGGCATGTTCCTGCTGTCTGATTACTCAACCGGGACCATCTACGAGCTTGACCCGAACGCATACGATGACACGGGTAACACATTCGGCATGGAAGTATGGTCAAAGCATATCTGGAACGATGACAAGTACATCGGTATCAATCAGATCCAGATTGATATCGAGAGTGGATCAGGAACCGCAACCGGGCAGGGCGTAAATCCTGTCATGGATTTGCAGGTCAGCAAGGACGGTGGACAGTCGTTCTACTCGGTCGGATTCTCCAGCATGGGGCCGATTGGAAACTACACCACGCGCTGTATCTGGCGCAGTCTGGGTGCTGCGCGGGACTGGGTGCTGAAGCTGCGCATTACTGACCCGATTCATCGAGTCGTGACAGGTGCCACGGCTGATCTGACGGGATGGTCATTCTGATGGCTATCAATGGCCCCAAAATCCAGCTCCCGACTGCTTACCAGCAGCTCACTGATGAGAACGGTATAGTTCATCCTGAGTGGCAGACCTTGCTTCGTGCCATGCAACAGACGACATTCAACATCACGCGCAGTGGACCGACCGCATCGCGCCCGACCTCGCTCATCAAGGGCTATTACATCGGCATGCAATATTACGACACGACGCTGAACAAGCCAATATTCCTGACCAGTACCAATCCATTCATCTGGAAGGATGGGACAGGGACAACGGTATGAACGATCTCGCTGAACGCTCACAGGTTGAGGCATTGCAAGCCCTCATGATGACCATGCCGCAGGTCGAGCTGAAGACCGATCATTACTTCGCAGATGGCATGTACTGTCGAGTCGTGACACGTGCAGCAGGAACGCTGATCGTGGGTAAGGTCCATCGTAGAGAACACTTCTACATCGTGGCCAAGGGTGCGGTACAGGTAGGGCAGACCGTATATCTGGCAGGTTCGGTGATCGTGTCGCAACCTGGAACGAAGCGAGCTGTGCTGGCCCTGGAGGACTCGGTGTGTCTGACGGTACACAGGACAGCCAAGAAGAATCTGGACAAGATTGAGCGTGATTTAGTCGAGAAGGACAGCACCGCGCTATTTGATGCACGAAACAAATTGAAGGAGTTGCCATGTCTTGGGTAGCCGCAGCAGTTGGCGCAGTTGGCGTCATATCCTCTATGGATTCAGGGCGGCGGATGGCGAATACCGCAGCCGATGCGCAGAGAATGAGTCAGCAGCAGTTCGGACAGACTGAGAAGAATCTGGCGCCGTTCCTGCAGACTGGTCAGACGGCCATGTCGAATCTGGCTGACTATACAGGAGTCGGTGCGGGTGGATTCAATCCTAATGCGCCAGGTGTCAAGCCGTTCAGCTTGGCTGATTTTCAGGCGTCTCCCGCGTACAACTTCAACCTGCAACAGGGTCAGCAAGCCATCGACAAGGCATCCAATGCACGAGGCAACCTGTATGCACCGCAGACATTGCAAGACCTGTCGAAGTTCTCACAGGGCATGGCCTCGAACGAGTTCACCAATGCCTACAACATGTACAACCAGAATCAGGGAAATACGTTCTCGCGCCTGAATACTCTGGCAGGCATGGGACAGAACGCAGCCGTGCAACAGGGTGGATTCGGTGCTGCTGCGGCGGGTGCTGCTGGCAATTACGGGATCATGGGTGGAGAGGCTACCTCGGCAGGGTATACCGGCGCAGTCGGTAATGCTCTGAACGGTGGCACGCAGGCGTACAACAACTACCTGCAGAACCAGATATTGCAGCGTCAGCAGCAGTCTACGTATGGAGCTTATGGAGGTGGTAGTCCGATAGGAGCTGGAGGATTCAGCTAATGGCACTCGATACCAATATTCCCCTTTCCAATCTGCTGCGACCGCATATCCAGTCGCCTGCGGAATCGTTCGGCTTCGAGCAACAGGTCAAGCAGGCCAGATTCGACGATCAGCAACGCCAGCAGAAGATGCAGCAGGACCAGCAGATGAAGCAGATATTCAGTAATCCGCAGTATCTTGACAAGGAAACGGGTGGACTGAATACGAATGGCATCATCGCTGGTGGGCGTGTACTGGGTCCAGAGTGGGCCGGTAAGGTGTCGCACCAGTACGCGCAGACACTTGGTTCCATGTCAGAGCAGAAGAAACGCCTGCATGACATCGACATCAGCAACAAGAAACAGTCGGCAACATGGGCCAAGACACTGTACGAGGAATCGTTGGCGGATCTGGCGGCTGAGTCCAAGTCGAAGCCCATGTCAGAGGCATTCAGTACCGTCCGGCAGAAGATGGTTGACCGGATCAATGAACTGTTTTCGTCTGGTGAGGCTGCCCAGATGGGACTGAACGAGGAACATCACCAGAAATACCTGCAAGCACTGCCCAAGGATTACGAGCATCTGAAAGCATCGCAGACGAAGGTCGAGGATCTGGAAAAGCAGCTTGAAGCGATGATGTCTGGGCAACCGGCACCAGCAGCACCAGCCGGTCCGGCACCAGCACCGGAAGGTCCACAGATTGGTATTCCGAAGCAACAAGAGTCGGTGCAGGCTATGCCGCTGTCAGCGCTTGTCAATCCACCGCAAAGTGAACTAGAAAAGGACGGCAATAATAGAACTCAAGATGTGAGAGAGATGCGCCAGGATGCGAACAAAGCCAGAGTCCTGACGGAGAGCATGGCCAATGATGAAAAAAACGCCCTTTCCAGTGTGTCCGAAAAATTAACAGGAGTCGGACTGGATAAAGTGGTAACTCCACAAGTGAGCGCAACTGGTCCGAAGAGTCAGACACCCACTCAGAAACGTGCCGAGGCGGACAAGCTGCGTCAGAGTGCAGTCGCACAGGATGTGCTGGGCAACGTCAACAATGCCAAGAAGCAGCGCGACCAGGCCAAGTTGCTGGTGGCAGAGGCGGACCGGCAAGAGCATGAGAGCAGGGTAGCTGCCAATAAAGTCAAGATTGAGATGAATCAGGCGCCGATCTCTGACGAAACAGCGTCTCGCATCGCAAAGAGTTTTGTGGCTGGTGATCATCAAGCGGCGCAGGGATTTGCCAGGAATCAGGCAGCACAAGCCAAGATAGCAGACGCTGTGACGCGTGAGATGAGGGCACAGAACAAGACGCCAGAAGAGATCAACGCAGGCAAGGCCAGATTCCAGTCCTACATGTCAGCGCATCGCACGCTCGGCACCAGGGAGGCGAATCTTGCGATTGCCGTGGAAGAACTCAAGAAGTTCATCCCGCTTGCACAGAAAGCGTCTGATGCGGTGCCGAGAACCGATTTCGTGCCACTCAATATCCTGATGAAGAAGGGACGCGATCAGTGGAGTCCTGAGCAGGCAGCCTTCGCAGCACAGAACAGGGCAGTCATCAACGCATTTGCTCAGGTGTCGAGTCGTGGTGCGCCAACGGTACACAGCACCGAAGAGGCGGAAATACTGCTGAACACTGCCAAGACGCCTGAGATGTACAAGGCGACACTAAAAGCGCTCATGCAGGAAGCGGAGGCGGCCAGCAAAGCCCCGATCACGGTGCGTGACGAGATGGGCGAGGAGATGGCGCGCAAGAAGCCAGACAAGACAGTCGCGCCTCTAGGTAATACGCCATCCGCAGTAATTCCGGGTGATACCGCTGCTGGTTCACCTGTGCAGATCAAGTCAGATGACGATTACAACAAGTTGAAATCAGGTGCAATGTTTATCGGACCTGATGGAAAACTCAGGAGAAAGCCGTAATGGGCTGGGCTGATGCTCCTCTAGTAGAAGAAGGACAGAACTGGCAAAACGCGCCAGAGGATGGGCCTCAGAAACGCCGTTCCCCGCTTCAGATGGGCGTCGATCTATTGTCTGCTGTGCCAGAGGCAGCGGCAACCATTGGCACAGGCATGGCAGCACAGCCAGCGGCAGGCTATGCAGGCATGGCCGGATCAGTTGCACCTGGTCCAGAGGGACAGGGCGCGGCATGGGCTGGCAAGACTCAACAGGCACTGACCTATCAGCCCCACTCACCAGAGGCGCAAGGACTGGTCAGTCTGGCTGGAATACCTGGAATGCTGCTCAACGCTGGCTCGAATTACGTCGGTGAGCATGTTGCTGACAGGATGGGTCCACTGATGGGCACCATAGCCAAGACAGGTCTGGACGCTATCCCGTACATGTTCGGCGGCGGTCTGTTGAGTTCTGCGAGCCGGTCAGCCTCAGCAGTCAGAGCGGCACCGAAGGCGGCATCCATTGCACCAGCAGCCGCAGCAGCCTTTCCCAATATTGAAACGGCTGTGCAATTGAAGCTAAAACAGGGTGGAATTGACTGGAAAAACCTCGCTCCAGACGTGCAACAGAAGGTCATGGACTTCGCCAAGAGTGCCAACAATTTCGAGGGAACGGACCCGACTGCGCTGGCCAGGGTGGCACGGGCAGCGAATCTTCGTCATCCGGTCCCGTTGACTGTTGGACAAGCGACACGCCGGGAAGGTCAGCTTAGATCCGAGGAGATACTGAAGAAGACCGAATCAGGGCGCCAGATCAGCGAGCGCCATCTTGACCAGAATGATGCACTGTTGGCCAACCTGGAATCCATCAAGCAGTCGGCGGCGCCCAAATCGGTATCGCTTGAGGACATCGGGCGGCGCATGGCTGGCGAGAAGGGCAAAGGCCAGAAGACGGATATCGAGGGCGCATTGACCATTGCAGAACGCAAGTCAAACGAGAACATAGATTCGCTGTATGACAAGGCAAGATCAGCTGGCGAGATGGAAAAGACGGTGGATATCAAGCCATTGACCGAATATCTGAGGACGCATGAGAACCCGGCAACCGTGGGGTTTATTGCCTCAAAACTGAAATCCCTGAACTTGGCGAAAGATGACCAGTTCGGGAACCTGGTACCGACGCACGACATCACACTGAACGAACTGGAGGGAATACGCCGGGCTGCATCGAAGGTTGCAGGGACAAGCAGTGACGGTACAACAAGATTATATGCGGGCGAGGCAGTCCGGGCCATCGACAAGATGGTCCCTGATTCTGCTGGTGGGCAGGCATACAAGGCGGCAAGGGCAGCCAGGTCACAGCACGCCATGAAATTCGAGGAACCAAAGATCATTTCGGACTTGCTCAAGGATTCCAGCCGCACAGATCGCAAGGTGGCGCTTGAGGACGTCTGGAACAAGACCGTTCTGGGCGGTTCAATTGCTGACTTGCAACGCATCAAGCTGCAACTGTTGTCAGCCAAGGACAAGCACACTCTGGAAGCAGGCCGTAAGGCTTGGCGTGATGTGGCGGCGCAGACAGTGGAATACATCAAGGGCGAAGCCACCAAGGGCGTCTCGCTGAACGAGCGGCAAAAGCCAGAAGTCAACCCAGGACAG